TGAAGGCCAACTAATTAGACTTGGTAGTGGTCGAGATTACAAAGGTAAAATAGAAATGATAAAAGAAGCTGACAATAGAAGAAAATTAAATGCGTTAGATGTTTCAAAAATGAAACCAAACGCTGAAGGTGGTCGTATCGGTTTATTTTTCGGTGGTGGATTAACTGCAGGAAAAGGTCAACTTAAAAAATTATTAGAATATATGGCTAAAGGAGCTTCTCACGGTAAAACCGGTTCTGAAATGTTACAAATGGTAAACCCTAAACAATTTAATAAAATGTTAAATGATCCTGCAACAATGGGTAAAGTTACTGCAGAAGCCCCTGAAGGAATTCTTGCAATTATTAAAGAGTACATAAAAAAAATGAACATAGATCGATCTAAAATGGTTGGAGATCTTATTGGTACTGGTAGAAAAATGAAAAAAGCTGATGACGATATAATCAAATATAAAATAACAATAATAGAGGACATGGTGTCTAAAGGAATGGATAGAAAAACAGCTGAAAGAATGGCAGAAAATTTGGCAACGATGGTGGAACAACAAGCTGGAAAAAAAGCTACCCCTAAAATTACAGACCAAGGTTTATTAGAAATGGAAAACATACAAAAGAATTTATTGACTAAAGATCGTAAGCTACAAGCAACAGGCGGTCTTACAACTATGTTAGGAGAATAATGAAAGTTCAAGATTATTCACAAATGATCGGTCACATCACCCGTGATAAAACTACCGATGTTCCAGGGTCCATGGCTCATGAATTAAAAATGGCTAGCGCTGAGTCTGATGCAGTCAAAGACATGATGAACAAGAAGTATGGTCCAGGGACCATGAAGTATGGTTCAGAAATACCACAACCAGATCCTAGACAAGACGTTATTGAAATAGATGCAATCAATTCATTTATCAAACGTAACCCTGCAGCTGAGGGTGGACGAATTGAGTTTGGTAAAGCAGGATTTGTTAGCCCAACTGGTGGTTATACAGGATATGTTTCAGATGAAAGATTAAAGTTAGAAAAAAAAATACCTCAAATAAAAAAATTATATTTAGAGGGTTTAAGCAATCTTGGAATTGCTGAAAAATTAAACACTAGTAAAAAAAAAATAGAGGTTATATTAGATGAACTAAGGGGTAGATCTATTACAAACATTGCTGGAAAAAAAGTAAAGTCTGGTTATAATATTCCCGAGGACACCCCAAGAGGAAAATTATATAAAGAAAATAGAATTACAAAAGCTGAAGAAGAAGCAAGGGGTCGTGGAGGATCTGATAAAAAAACTTCTCCTAAAAGAAAAGAAGTAATTGAAGCGGCAAAAAAAGATGCTACAAAACTTACTCAAAAAGAAATTGCAAAAAAGTATAATATTAGTTATCCTTCCCAACTAAAATTTGGAATAAAAGCTCTTGGTGAAAGAGAAAAATATAAAGATAAATATATAAAATCAAAAATAACTAAATATGGTAAAAACTTAATAAAAGTTTTAGAAAAAAATCCATCTTTAATAACAAATCAAAATGAATTATTTAAAAAAGCAGGAATTCCTAGAGGTTCTGAATCTTCAGTTTCAAGAGCTTTAAATATAAATCAAACTTTAGATTCTGGTAAAAAACGTTTTGATATACCAAAAAGTGTTTCTAAATTGATTCCTAAAGTATATGGTCGAATAGAAACAACAGAAAGTGTTTTTAGAGAAGCAGGTGCTTCGCCACAAGAAATTAGATCTGCTTTAACGAAACCTAGTATTGCATTAAAAGAATCTTTTATACCTGAAGGTTCGGGTCCAACAAAAATGAAAGGAACAATTTTTGAACATGCTTTTCCTAGATCTTTAATTCCATACATTAAAGATAAAAATATTCAAAGACAATTACTTTTAACAGGAGAAAGAACTTCTCCTTTTTTAAATAGTTTTAAAACAAGATTTGATGTTTTACAAAAAGGTGCTGTAACTAAATTTTTAGAAGATGGAAATTTATCTGCTTATAATAAAAAAATAAATGAAATAAGAAATATAGTAAAAAAACTTACTGGTGGATACGAAATTGGTTACATTAAATTTGATAAAAATAAAAATGCAACTCCAATGGTTAAAGCAAAACCAGTGTCTGAGGGACTAAAAGAATTTGGCACAGAAACTGCACAGAAAGTCTCTGCATTTAAAAATGCTAAATACACATCTAATCTTTTAAAAAATTTTAAAAAAAATCCCAACAACATTAATTATTCAACTTTAAGAAAAAATATTAATGTTAATCAGGTATCAGATGAAGTAATTAAATTAAGTGATGAAGCAGCAAAAGCATATGAAAAAGCAAAACCGTTTTTAGGTTTTAAAGATAGATTTTTAAATTTTGCACAAAAAAATTTAGATAATAAATTAGTTGGTACTTTGTTTAAAAAACCCACAGGAAAAATAGGTTTAATTACAGGCGCTGCTTTACTTCCTACTAAGTTAATGGCTGATGAGGCAATGGCAGCGGATGGTACACAAGCAACAGGATTTACTACAGGAGAAAAAGCAGCAGCTGGAATCGCATCAGGTTTAGGTGTTGGAACTAAAGCAGGAAGAAGACTTTTAGGTAAAGCTTTTAATTTAGCTACAGGACCAACAGGAATGATAGGTTTGACTAAGTATTTCGAACCCGAAGGCGGATATGATTTAAGTAGAACTGGAGATAGATTAGGTTTTGAATTAGAAGCTGCATTAGCACCAACTTTAGTAAAAGGTGTAACAGATGTAACTAGTAAAATTAAAAACCCATTTCTTAGAAAAGGACTTGAAACATTAGCAGGAGTTAGAATACCTAAAACATTTATAAACCCTGCAAACGTGTTAAGAGTAGCAAGAATGGCATCACCTATAGGTATTGCATCGTTAGCTGGAGAAGGACTTTACCAAGTTGGTAAATTAGGATATGAAGATCAACAGAGATTTAACGCACTGTCTCCTGAAGAACAAGCTGCTGAAAGAGCAGAACAGGAAGCATTTGCATTTGATGTTACAGGAGCATAATGAATAAAAATAGAAAACAACAAACTAAAAAACCAACTTTAGCACAAAAGCTTCAAGCTAATCCTGGTTATAAATGGTGGGCAGTACCACCAAAAAAAGGACCTTTATCACAAGGGTTGAAATTACCACCAAAACAAGTTAAGAAAGTCTAGGAGAAAATATATGGCAGATATAGATAAGTCTCTCCCAAACGATAAACGACCTGAGGAAGAAGAAGTTGCAAAATCAGTTGTTGAAGTATTGGAAGAGGAAACACCCAAAGGACCAGTAGAAGTTACAGAAGACGAAGAAGGGGCTACAGTTGATTTTGACCCAAGTCAAATGCCTTTACCAGAAGAAGGTGATTTTTTTGCAAACCTAAATGAATTACTTCCGGAAGATGATACGAGCGCCATGGGTAGTCAGTTACAACAAGACTACATGGAATATAAAATGTCTCGTAAAGAATGGGAACGCGCATATATTACTGGACTAGACCTATTAGGATTTAAATACACAAACAGAACTGAACCGTTTCAAGGAGCAAGTGGTGCAACTCACCCTGTTCTTGCAGAAGCAGTTACACAGTTTCAAGCTTTAGCTTATAAAGAATTATTACCGGCAGACGGACCTGTTAGAACAATGGTAATGGGAAAATCAGATCCACAAAAAGAAATGCAAGCACAAAGAGTAAAAAATTTCATGAACTATCAGATCATGGATCAGATGAAAGAATACGAAGCTGACTTTGATCAAATGTTATTTTATTTACCACTTGCAGGTTCAACATTTAAAAAAGTTTATTATGACGATTTATTGGGACGAGCTGTTTCTAAGTTTGTTCCAGCGGATGACCTTGTTGTTCCGTATACGGCTACCTCATTAGACGATGCGGAATCAGTCATACACGTTGTCAAGATGTCAGAAAACGAATTAAGAAAACAGATGGTATCTGGTTTTTATTCTGACATCGAATTGACAAAACCAACTGGTACAGTAACAAACGAGTTGGAAGAAAAAGAACGAGAAGTCGAAGGACTTACAAAATCCCAAAGAGTAGATCCTTTATATACAATTCTAGAATGCCACGTTAATCTAGACTTGGAAGGATTCGAAGACCTTGGCGCCGACGGAGAGCCAACGGGAATAAAATTGCCTTACATCGTAACAATCGAAGAAGGCAGTAGGAAAGTTTTGTCTATTAGACGAAACTTTGCGCCCAATGATCCAAAGAAAAATAAAATCCAATATTTTGTCCACTTCAAATTTCTGCCAGGACTAGGATTTTATGGCTTAGGATTAATTCATATGATTGGCGGATTGAGTCGTACTGCAACTGCGGCTCTCCGTCAGTTATTAGATGCTGGAACATTATCTAATTTACCAGCCGGATTTAAACAGAGAGGTGTCAGAGTAAAAGATGACGCCGCTAATATACAACCAGGAGAATTTAAAGATGTTGACACTCCAGGTGGTAATCTAAAAGATGCATTTGTATTCTTACCTTACAAAGAACCTTCAGCTACATTATTGCAGTTGATGGGTATTGTAGTTCAAGCAGGACAGAGATTCGCGTCCATTGCTGACATGCAGGTTGGGGACGGGAATCAACAGGCCGCTGTTGGTACAACCGTAGCTCTTTTAGAACGTGGTTCAAGAGTAATGTCAGCAATCCATAAAAGACTGTACGTAGGTCTTAAACAAGAATTTAAATTACTTGCCAAAATTTTTGGTGAGTCTTTACCAGCTGAATATCCTTATGATGTTCCTGGTGCATCAAGAAATGTTAAGGCAACAGACTTTGATGCTAGAGTAGATATTTTACCGGTAGCTGATCCTAATATATTTTCTATGTCGCAAAGAGTATCACTTGCACAAGAACAATTAAGATTAGCAACTTCGAATCCACAAATGCATAATATGT